CAGCGTCCCGGCGGCGACAGTGGGCTCATGATACAACGCCGCCGGCGCTCCGACCGCCAACCCGGTCACCAGCGCGCGATCCGCGGTGCCGCTATTCGGCGCCGGTCGCATCAACGTCCCGATCCTGGCCAGTTCGCCGATGTTGCCGCCGCCCGTGTAGGCCATGCCGCCAGTGCCGGGATCAAATCGGCGCGAGGCGGTCTTGACCGCGTTCATGAAGCCCAGCGGCGTGATGCCGCCATCACGTGAGCCGGCCGCTAGTTGATCGACCGTTCTCATGACGCGGTATTGGTAGCGCGCCTCGGTCAACGCCGCCTGATCGTTGGGTGACGCGGAACGCACGAACGCATCGTCGAGCGCGTCGCGGATGCGACCGGCGTAGTGCGCGACATCGGGGTCCGCGCTGCCCTCCAGGCGGGACAGCGGCCCCCCGTGGTGGGTGAGCGTCTGATACACATCGCCGGGGATCTGCCCGCCGTTGCGCTCGATGATCCCGTTGATGTTCTCGACCTGCCGTTGAACCTGGCCGAATTGCTGCTCGTTCAACGCCAGTCTGGCGTCTGGCAGGACGGTGCCGAACTCCGCGTTCATGGTCGCCGCTTCCGCCGGGGGGATAGATGTTCGGCCGGCGACGGCGTCGAAGGTGGTGCCGATGCGGTCACGCGCGCGGGTCAGCACCTCGGGGGTGAACGCGGTCGCGCCGGGCTCGCCCATCTCGCGGGCGATGGCGCCCTGCCAGGCGATTTTCTTGACCCTGTCCGCGGCTTCCGCGCCGCTGAACGGCAGCTTGCCGCCCTGGTCAGCGGCGAGGCGGATAACCGAGTTGTCGCTCATGTCGTGCGCGGCGATGGGGATGCCGTAGCGGTCCATGGCGCGTTGCGCGAGGGCGGCGTTCTCCCGCGTGATGCCGCCACTGAGGACGCCGCGTTCGATTTCCCGCCCGGCCGCGCGCGCTCCGGCGCCCGCGAACGGGGTGGCCATGGAAACGGCGGTGCCGATGCGCGGGTCTCCGGTCGCCTCGGTCGCGGCGCCTCCCGCCCCGGCGGCCACCACCTGACCCACGGGTTGCGAACTCAGCGCCTCGCCGACGCTTCGCACGATGGGCGAGGCCGCTTCGGCCAGCCGCCCGCCGATGCCGACGAACGGCAACACCCCGGCCATCGGCCGCGTGACGCCGGAGATGGCTTTCTCGGTCGGTGTTTCGGGTTGCGGCAGGCCGATCTTCGTCAGGTTCTCCGAGAACGGCGCGATCGGAGGGGCCTGCCCGGCCAGACCCGCGCCGTAGTTGATCGCGCTGCCCGCGAGGTCATAGAACGGCCCCACGGTGCCCTCCAGCACGTCGCGCGTGCCGAGGCCAAGGCCGCGTGCGATGGTAGTCGGGGGCGCCGACTGGTCCGTCGTTCCGGCCTCCTGCACGGCGCCGGACGGCGGATGATCGTCGAACTGATCGAATTTGTTGGCCATTACTGCAACACCAGTTTGGCGGCGCCTCGGCCGTATTTCTTCTCGAAGTCGCGCGTGTTGTCTTTCGGATTCGTCTTCAGCAGATCGATGGCGGCCTGGGGAATCGAGTCAACGATCGCCTCTTCCACGGCGGGCAGACGACGCCCGCCATTCTCGGGACCGTAGGTCCGGTAAGATTGCAGCATCGTCTCGCGGTTGAGTTCCAGCATCCGCTGCAACTTCGTCTTGAGCGCCTCGGCGGTGTCCTTCTCGCTCGGGATGAACTTCAGGCGCGATGCTTCCGTTGGGCTGACCGCCGCGCCGGACAGGGTATGAAATTCATGGCCCGCCACATCCGAAACATCGCCTCTCAATCGCACGCCATCAGGATCGGTGCGCTGCAACAGCCACTCCGGCGCGTTGCCCTTGAGGCCCACCGCGTCGGGATGCGCGAGAAGTCCGCTCAAGGCGTTCATGATCTTACGCTGGCCGATACCGTTCGCGAGCATTCCTCCCGTGACGACCGGCGGCGCGATCTCCGGCAGCCGTTCGGTGCCGGGTATCGGTTGCGGCCCAGCCGCGACGTTTTGGCCAGGCGGTGGCGGGAATCTCGCCGGAACCTGGCGCGGCACATTGCCGGTGAAAAATCCGCCTTTCCCGTCCGGTATCTGTTGCAGCGGCCCTTCATGGTATTTGTTCCATAACAGGCTGTATTGATCGAGTTCCGCGTCGGTCGGCGGTGGGCCGGAGTAGCCGGGGCGGAGTTTAGGTGCGGTCTGGAGCAGCGTTCGCTCGATGCGCTCGTCGTCGCTCTTGCCCTGTAGCGGGTCGGCTGCCTTGGCCGCCGCCTCATCAGCGGCCCGTTTTTCCGCCGCTTGCTTTATCGCGAGTTCCTCTGCCGAACGTTTGTCGGTCTCAGACTGCCGCCCCCGCGTGTATTGGGTGTTTGCTTCCTCGACCTGGGCCTTCCGGTAATCCTCTTGCCGACGGTAATCCTGTTCCGCCTGCACCGCCGCCGCCGTCGCGGCCTGCTGGCGGTTCGACAGGTTGGCCTGCCGCCATTGCTCGACGTGCGACATGACCTGCGCGATGGGCGTCCCGGCCGCGATCATCGAGCCGGCGATCTTGAACTGGCTCGGCGTCAGTCCCTGGCCGGGGCCGGACTGAAGCAGCGGCTCCAGCGGGATCGAGCGTGACGCGGCGGGCGGCGGCGGTGGCAGGGCCGGCCTTTGGGCGGGCGGCGGCGGAGTGGCTCCCCCTGGGGCGGCCTGCTGCTGTGACGGTGGCGTGACGGCCCCCGGAGCGGCTCCAGGCGGCGCCAGGGGATTGCCGGGCAGGCCGATCTGAACGCCGGGGATACCGGTCCCAACCATCATTTTATTAGGCGCCGCGGCAGGCGGTAACAACGGCCGCCCGTTGGCGTCGAGGATCACGTCGGGACGCTCTGGCCCGGCGCCTGGTCCCGCCGTGTCCGTCCCGCCCGTCCGCAGCGCGATGGTGGATTGCGGGACGACAGGCGAGGTGTCGGCGTTACCCGTCACGACCGGCGCGATGGGGGGTGCCGGCGCGTTCGCCCCAGGGTCGGGCTGCGTGGCCCGTGGTCCGGCGGGGAGGTTGGACGGCGGGCCACCCTCCGGCGGAATCGGCGGCGTGGGCAGCGGCGCGCCAGGGGGGGCACCAGGGGGGGCACCAGGGGTACCATGACCACCCCACGCCAGCGCTAGCCGTAGCGCCGTGGCCGAGCGCCGCTGCATTTCCGGCACCGTGTCCTTGGGCCGTAGATACGCCTCCGACACCTGCCCGGCTTTGTCACCGACGCCTTGCGCGCCCATGATCCGGCCCAGCGCGGTCGACTCGGAGCCGTGCAGTTCGGAGACGACGAAATCGAGTTGCTTGTCGAGACTGGTCTGCTCCGGCAGCAGCCCGCCGTTAGCCGCCTTGAACGCCGCGAGCCGATCGCCGTTCCACTGGAAAATCCCGTGCGAGGCCCCCGCGTCGCCCGCGCCGGTGAATGGATTGGCCTTACTTTCGTGCAGCGCGTTGGCGGCGAACGCGGTGGCGCCGTCCGGTTGCATCCCGCGCTTGATCAGCCCGTCGCGCACCGCCGCCGCGCGGGTCAGGTCGTCCGCCGTCTCGGTCGTGCTGTCGCCGCCGCTCCCCCCTCCGGCGGTCTGTCCCGTCCCGTCGCCGCTATTGAGCCACGCCGCGCCCGCCGCCCGTTCCTGGTCGAGTTTCTCGCGCTCCAGGCCCAGTTTCTGCCGGTTGATGTCGAGTTCGCCGAGCAGCGACTGCGACTCGGCGATGCTCTTATCCACCGCCGCCGGGTTGTAGAGCACGTTGGGAAACGGCGACTGGACGGTCCAGGGGGTGAACTGGGGCATGGGTCAGTGATCAATCATGCGTATTGGGTGGCGTCGTTGCTGATCTTGGGCGCGAGCGCGTTGGTCCGGCTCGAATACAGCGAGTTGTTCGCGTAGCTGTTGGCGGCGTTCCCGATCCCTTGTGCGGTGTTGCCGTAGATCGAAGCCAGCGCGCTGCCCTGGCTCAGATCGGTTGCCGCGATGTCCTTCGCGGTGTTCTGGCTCGCCGTCGCGCTGCCGGTCGCAGCGCTCTCGCCGAGGTTTGATAATTGGTAGAGCCTGTTGTAGTACTGTCCGAACTCCTGATCGGCCAACCCCGTGCCGAACGTCTGCTCCGCCTTGAGCGTCGCGCCGGAGCGCAGCAGCCCGTGCGCCGCGGCCCCGGCGTCCACCGCGCGCAACCCCTGGTCGCGGGACCAGGTGTATCCCGGACTCGTCTGGAAGTTGTTCATCGCGGAGGTCGCCGCGTCCGGCCCGTTCAACCCAAGCAGGTTGGCGGTGGCCGTGTTGGCGGTGCCGCCGGTCGTGCGCCATGGTTCGAGATCGGCGCGTGCCTGAACCAGTCCGGCCTGCTGCGCGGCGTTGGCCTTGCTCGTGGCGCTGTCCACCGCGCCCTTTTGCATGATGCCGCCGGCGATCCCCGCGGCGGCTGAAACTCCGGCTCCAATCGCGGCCGCGGTAAACGGCATGGCTCAGTCCTCCAGGGGGAGAAAATGTTCGGCGTGGATGGCTGGCTCGCCATCCGGATCGGCGTGGTCGGCGTTGTGGATGCAGGCCAGCATACAGTCGTCCGTCTCGGTGCGAAACGAATGCAGTTGCCGCGCCGCGATCCTGATCGTCGCCGGGGCGGCGAACGCGCCGAGATCCTCATCGCCACGCCAGACCCGCACCGTGCCGCGCAGCACCGCCGTCAGATGCGGCCAAAGGTGTGCGTGCTGCGGAAGCAACGTCCCGGCGTCGGCGACCGACCAGACGCGGTAATAGATCCCGGCGTAGACAGTCGCGCTCAGCGTCTCCGGTTGGTTCTCCGCGCGTTTCATCATTCACACCGTAAGGAAACGATGCAGACGATCCTGTCGCCGTCGCCGTCGTTCTCAATCGCGTGGTTAAGCAGGTTGTCGAACGTCCAAATAGTACCAGCGGCGAACCGGCATACCTCGCCGTCGCAACAAACCAGCGCCGAGCCGGCGAGCGTGATGTGCGCCTTGCAATTGTAGTAAGTGGGCGCCCAGCTTCCCGCGTCGGAATGCGGCTCGATTATCTTTCCGGCCGGCAACTTCGTCAGCAATATACTTCCGAGTTCCACCGCCTGCACGCGCGTCATCAGCGCGAACACCATGGGGCGAAGCGACGGCAGTCGTTGCCACGCGGGCCAGAACACGTTGCGGTGTTCCGTCCGACGCGTCGTCATCGTGACATCGCCCTCGGGCATGTAACGAACGGCGATGTCCGTCATGGCGGCGTGGGGCGTGTCGGGATACAGGCGGCGGAACGGATTGCGATCCCACAGGTCTTCGGCGCGGTTCAGTTCCAGCAGCACCGGCACCACATCGACGTTCGAAGCGATCTGAACGAACCTCATCGCACCCTCCGCGCATCCATCCGTCCATACGCGCTCGCCGTGCCCGACGAGAACCCGCACGCCGCGACCAGCCACACCGTCACGGCGGCGTTCAGCGACATCCGGCAGGTCGCGAGCGGCAACACCTGGGGCGAGTTCGCCGTATACGTGAAGGTCTGCGTCGTCCGTGAACCCGTACCCGGGGCGCCGGGCAACTGGTTCGCCTGTGTGGAAATGCCCGCCTGACAACTCCCGGTCGGCCCGGAGCCGAGTTGAAACCACACCTCGCCGCGCACGTCCCAATCGCCCGCCGTCAGCGACAGCGAGGTGAGGTTGGTCAGAACGTTGTTGCCGATTCCGGCCGGCGTGGCGACGACCGAGGACAGCCACTCGCCGACCTGCCCGGCGCCCGCGTCGGAGCCGTTGGTGACGCCGGCGGCCGCCTCGATCCGGTCGATCGCGTCCGCCACCTCCTGGTGGTATGCCGTCCAGGCGTGGCTGTACTGGTTGCCCGCGCCGGTCAGCGGGGCATCGAGGAAGGGCGGGGCGAGCGCCATCAGGTGACCCCCGGCGTGATATCGGCGTCAACCGCGTAAAACGCCACCCGGTCGGTGTGCCGCGTCGTCACGGTGAACGTGCGGCCACGGAACGAGCCGAGCCGGGTCGTGAAGGCGCGCTTGCGGGTTTCCGTCATCTCGCCAGTTTTCAGCGTCCGTACGCCCGAGGTGATGTTCCGGCCGCCGTCGTCCGACCACACCACGAAGATCTCCCGCGGCGAGGCCACGCCGCCGGTTTCCATCTCGACCTCCAGCCGCGAGCAGAACGCCCTCCGGGTCGTGGCGAACAGCGGCGGCAAGGTGAATTGCCGCAGCACCTCGACACCGTCGTCCGTGCCGATGTCCGGCTCCAGGAAGAACAGCCGCCCCGAGAGGCTGTCGCCGAACAGGTGCGAGCCGGAGAACTGCGCGACGGCGGCCGGTCGCCAGGGTCCGGAGCCGTCCAGCGACGAGGCGCGGTTGTGCCACAGCCCGGTCGCGCAATCATAGACGAACGTCGCGGTTGTATAGGACAGCACGTAGAACGTCTTGCCGTCCTGGATGTAGGTCAGCGCCGAGAGCACGTTTTGCAGCCCCCGGAAGCGGAATTGCTGTTCCAGCGCGTGGGTCGAAATCCGCACCGGACGATAGCCCTGAGAGCGGAACACGATACCTCCCTCACCGAGCCAGAACAGCGAATTGTCGCCCCAGGCGACCGAGCGGATGGCCGCCACGCCGGACGAGATCACGCCCCCGGCGCGGCGGCGGAACGGAAAGAACGAGGTACCCGGCGTCGTCTCCAGGCCCGACGATCCGGCGTTATACCAGACCTCGATCCCGGCATCGCCGAGGAACCACAAATCGCCGTTCATCGCGACGACGCGGTGCAGCAGGTTGGGCATCGCGTCGGCGTAGGCGAAGTCGAGCGCGTCGAACGCGGTCGGGTCTTGCAGCAGGTTGCAGAAGAACCGCGCGCCGACCTCGGTCGAAGTATAAACGTAGTATCCGTCTATATAGGCCACCGAGCGGGCGCCGGGGAACTCGCCGCCGATCTGGTTGATGCCGCCGGAGTGATCGCACACCCAGGCGTTTGGCGGCACGCAGACGACGGCGCCGACCGGGCCGACCGCGATCGTCGGCATGAGATCGTAGGGCCAGACATTGTCGCCCGTCGCCGTGCCCACGTCGCCCAGATCCTCGATCACCGTGGCGCCGGAAACCGGGTGCGTCAGCCGGTAGAAGTGGGTGCCGGAAACCGCGTAGAGCGAGCCCGGCATGTCGTAGTTCATCGCCAGCACGGGACCGGCGCCGAAGCCCCAGCCGCTATCGACGAGACCGGGCGTGGAGACCAGCGCGGCGGCCGTCAGCGCGTCGGCCGGCTCCTGCTCCGCCATCAGGTTGAGCAGGTATTTCTGCGACAGCGGCTGCGAGACGTGCCGATAAGATTCCAGCGGAAACGGAATCCGCTGCATTCCGGTCTTAGGCGCCAGCGCCTTCTGGAGCGCGGCGGCGGTGGTGTCCGTGACAGCGGCGGTGCCTGACATCAGGCGATCCGCGACAGCGCGATTTGCACCGCGTAGACCGGCGAACCCGCCGGAATGCCGGCGAGGCTGGTGGCGAACTGGATCGCATCGCGGGCGAAGAACGAGAACGAGCCGTGGATGTTATTGCCCCCGGTCGGGCCGGCGACCACCGTCGCGCTGGCATGCGTCCCGTTACCGACCCCATCGAGCCAACTGAAAAACAGGCCGATGGTGCCGCCGGATGCCGTGCTGTTGCTGGTCATCAGGTAGTAGTGGCACTCGAACATGCCGCCGAACATGCCGGGAGGATCATACAACAGCGTACCGGGCACCGCCGCGGTTTGATTGTCCAGCCTGGCCTGGGCCACCGTGCCGTTGACGACGGACAGGTTCGGCGTATGCGGGTCGGGATAATGCCCGCCGTTACATTGATTGATGGCGGCGATGGTGTTGAAGGCGGCCGATGAGCCGGGCGTGCCGGCCCATTGCACCGGCGCGGTGAGGCCGCCCCAATCGGCGTTCCAGAACGTATTGGCGGCGGGCCAGTCGGCCGAGGTGCCGTTATAGTCGTACATCACCGCGCACCCCTTGTCCGAGGGAGCGTTCAGGAAATGGACGCCGATGAAGTTGTTGCTGTCGCACGCCTTCAAATAAACCCCGAACACGGTGGTGATCGCCGTGCTCGACGCCATCGAAACGAACAGATCATCAAACGCGCAATAGCAGGTGTTGCCGCTGGCGTTGCCGTCGAGCCGAACGCCGCAACTGAAGTCCCGGCCCCACGCGACCGACACGATAATGTTACGGAACGAATTATGCATCGCGTTGGCGAGCGCGCCGCCGGGGGAGGCGACGCGGGTCGTGGAATAAATCTGGTTGGCGAGGCAGTTCGCGATGGTCAGGTTTTCGCAGTCGCCGCGCATGGCGGAGGTGATGAGCAGGCCGTGATCCGCCTTGTTGGCGCCTTCGAGAAACAGGTTCCGCAGGCCCCATGAGCACAGCGGGCCGCGGATTTCGATCATCGCCTTGCCGACGTTCGACGCGCCGTCCCAGACGATGCGCGTGCAGGGCGTCGCCGCAAGGATCGGCGTCCATTGCGCTCCCAGAATATCGGGAAACGGCGGTGGCACGGCGCCGATCACCATGATCCCGGCCTTGGTCGAAAGCGCCCCCTCGGCGCCGTTGCCGATGGCGAGCGTGTCGGTGATGCGATACGTGCCCACGGGGATGATCACGGTTCCGCCGGACGCCGCGGCGGCGTCGAAGGCCGCCTGAAGCGCCGCCGTGTCGTCGGTCGAACCGTTGCCCGTCGCGCCGTGGTCCCGCGCGTTGACCGGCAAAGACTGTTTCAGATACGTGCCGACATAATCGCGCAGCGCGACGGCGCCGAAACGGCCCGAACCCGCGTGCTCGCCGACGACGGAACTGCTGTCGGTGACCGGGCCAAGGTCCGGCATGTCGGTGATGCGGACGCCGTAAGTGGTGCTCATCTGGCCGGCCCCTCGATGATGCCGCTGGCGCGCGTCATCTTACTGCGCCCCGAAGTATTCGGTCTGCATGTATTGACAGGTAATCGAACTGGCGACGGCATTGGTCGAATTCTGCCCAGTCACCACGAAGTTATTCACTATGGTTTCTTGAAGGCTGGATGAGTTTATAATCGTCCCGCTGAAGGCATTGGCGCTTGATCCGATATTTGCCAGCGCGAGGAAGTTTTGCGCGTTGAACGATGTTTTCATGTATTTGATGACCACGACCCAGGCGGTGTTGCTCGCGGCGGCGGCGCTTGCCGTCCAGACGATAGGGCCAGCAGTCGTCGTGCCAGCCCTTAACCGAACCGCTTTTGTATCGGTCGATCCGGTGAATTTGCCGCCAAGCGTGACCTGCCAAACATCACCCACGTTTGGCATCGCGTTGATCGGCATCGTAAAACTACATGTCGGCAGAATGTCTTCTGTTAGATCAGCACCGTTGCCTGACGACCCCGCGTAGTTGCCGCCGAAGTTTCGGTAGGCCGCGGATGGCCCGGTGACTTGCTGGGCCGGCGCGGGCGGGATCAGCAAACCGGCCAAAAGCAACCAGGAAAGCACTTTCATGATTCCGGAACTCCTTCGCCCATGGTCAATGCGCCCGCCATGCCGTGCCGTCGCAGAACACCGGCACCTTGACGGCCCCCCCGCCCGTCAGAGCGCCGTTGTATGTCGGCGCGGTCGCATCGGTGACATAGGCCATGGCGCCCTCATAAGCAGCGCTGGCGGCCGGGAGCGTGGCCACGGTGTAGGACTTCAGGCGTAGCGGCGATGCCGCCCTGACCGAACCCGTCCCGGCGGCGGTGAGCACCACATCGACGTTGCCGGGAGAGACCTCGGCGCCATTGATGGTGGCGATGCCGATGCCATCATCCCAGCCGACGCCGACACCCGGTTGGGTTCTGACGATCAGTCCATCGTTGATCTTCGAGAGGGTCGGATGTGTGTAAATCCCGTGAGTCCACTCGCCCCAGATTTGCATCGGGGCGAACGGCGCCAGATTGTCCCAGAACCACGTCCCGCCCGTGACCAGGCCGCTCGATGTGGCGTTTCCGACCCCCGTTATAGTGAACGTCCCCGCGCCCTGGTTGACGTTCGCCACCGTGTAAGAGCCAGGCGCGAATGTCACCCCGCGAACGGTAAAGGCGACGGGGATGTAGATAGTGTCCCCGTTGGCATGGGGCGCCAAAGCCCCGGGAAAGTTGACCGCCGGGGAGCCGATACCGACGTAAATCGTGACCGTGGGAGACCCGCTGACGGTCGTGACGTTATTGGCTATCGGAGTCGTGTAGGCACCGAACAGGTCGAGCGCCACGCCGCCGTGTCCCGTGGGATCGCGCGCGACGCCCACCAACGAGTTCTTTTGGCAAGAAAACCCAGTGTAGACGCCCACATTCCCATCGCTGGAGAATATGGAAAACATCGTGTTCCAGTTCGTCGCCGTCCCACCGCCGGTAAACGCGCCATGAACCACGGGCCACGGACCGTACCAAAGTCCGATCGTCGGATTGGGCGCACGGTAGAGATCGGGGGAATATCCCCAGTCGTGCATCCGATTGATGAAATCCCATTCTTCGCCGCACAATCCGCCCCCGAGGGTGCCAGTGTCGTCGCGCGGTGAGCAACCGAAAGACCACCGCTGGGTAAAGCCGGAGTTTCCCGGTTCCGAGGCGAGCGGCAGGAAATCCGGATCGCAGTTGTACATGTCGGTCGTGCCGACATGAAAACCGGCGGAACCATCGCGAACTGAGTAGTAATTCTTCACCATGGACGACGCGAAGCCCGGCCGCACCGTGACGCTGGAGCCGCCTCCCGTCGCTGAACTGGTCGCGTTGCTCGCCGCCGTGATGGTGAACCCGTTGGCGTCCGACGCGCGGACGATATACCAACCCGAAATCGTCAGACCGCCGACCGCGGTTGCTCCCGCGATGAGGATGCTGGACAGCGACAGGACGATGGGGTTCGCGCCAGCCCACGCGATTGTTACCGAGGCCGAACCACTCGTGGTCGTGATGGGATTGGCGGCGAGTGGGTAGACCGGTTGACGATCATCGATGTTGATCGAGTCACCGACGTTTCCATTGCAAATGGTCGCCTGATTGCTGGAGACCACACGCGGCGCGGCACCGCTCATATAGGGACCGCCAAGCCCGAACGGTCCGGACGCGCGAACCGCGGTGAACAATTGGCCAGTGAAAACCCCGGCATCGGTATAAGCCGACAGCGTGAAATTCGATCCGACGTTGTTCCCCGACTCGGCATTGTTGGTGGCGTTTAGTTGCCAGCGGGTCGATGCGCCGGTTCTCAAAGCAATGCCGCGATTATTCCCGGCGGCTCCCGCGATGAAAAGGAGCGGGGCGCCCGTGCCGTTGCCGACCTGGGTCGTGCCTGTGAAGAAGTTTGTTCCCGAAAACGTCTGCGATGCCGCGAGGCCAGGAATGTTCTGGCTCGTCGCCGGGAATGTGTGTGTCGTTCCGTCGGTGCCGGTCAGCGTGATCGTGGTGTTGACCGTCAGCGTCTTTTGATCCGCGATGGTGATGGTCGCCGCGTTGGCGGGTTGGGTTAGCGTGACCTTGCCGGTGCCGGAAATCGCGTCGGCATATTGCTTCGTGACGGCCTGAAGCGGCGAGGCGGGATCGGCGGCGAGACTCAGCGGTCCGGTCAGAGCACCGCCGGAGAGCGGCAACGCGCCCTGCCACGAAGCCGAGGCCCCCTGTCGTCCGTAGATACGCCCATCCGTCGGCGCCTCGGGGATGCCTGGGGCACCGGAGCCCCCGCCACCGACATAACTCCGCAGCGCCAGGGCGGAGAACCGGCCCGAACCGGCCAGTTCACCCACGAACGAGGCTGAGTCGGTGACCGTGCCGAGGTCGGGCATGTCACCGATCCGCACGCCGCCGGTGGCGGGAACCGTCGTGCTTCTGGGTGCCCGTTGAAGAACGGGTTTGCGCCGGAAGATATTGTTCATCCCGGCGCTCCATCGAGGAAAATGGCCTCGGCGTCCGGATCGGTGAGCACCGCCGGGTTGCTGTCCGTCAGCATGATCGTCGGCGTGATCGCGCGCGACACCATCGGGCGGACGTGCAGGTGTCCCTCGGCGAGCAACTCGGCCTCGCCGCCGCCCTCCGCGTCGAAGAACACCGCCCAGCGGCAGCGCCGCGGCCAGCCGCCCATGGTCCCGGCCGGGACGACGATGGCGAACGTGCCGGTCGTGGCGTCAACGATCGTGCCGACGCCCGTCCAGAGCGTCGTGGCCGGCCCGGCGACGCCGCCACCGTACCAACCCCAGCCGTAATCCTGGCAGCCGCCCCAACCGTCCCAGCCGCCATGGCCGCGCCGTGACCCGTCCGGCCAGACGAACATGCTGACGGCCGGGCCGCCGATGCCGCCCGTCAGTTCGATCGGCAGCGCGTCCGGACTGTCGCGATCGACGACGGAGACGAGCAGCGTCACGCTGTCGGTGCCGCCGAGGGCCAGGTCGCGGATCGGCACGCGCACCGGCGAGACGCGGTCGAGCGGCAGGGTGAGGGCGAGAGTGGTCATGCGCCCGGCAGCATCCGCCGCAGCCGCACGATCTCGGCGCGCAGCACGATTTCGCGGTTGATCGCGTCGTTCAGCATTTGCTGTAACGCCTCGAACTCGGGCGGCGGCTGTTGCGGCGCGCGGGCCTCACGGGCGAGGATGTCGGGATCGTAATCAACAGGGTCCGTCATGTGTTCCTGATCGGTCTCGCCGGCCGTCCATGTCTTCACGTCGTCGTCCATGCTCATACCCGGCTCGATTTGGTCACGCGGACCTGACCGCCACCCGACCACGTCAGCGATGACGGCGTGACCGTGATGTTGATCGCCCCCAGCGTCGTGTCGGCTGCCGGGGCGGAGATGCTGATCGCCGCCGCCGCGCCCGCCGTGGCCCACACCTGCGTCCAGGCCGGGGCACCGATGATCGCCGTCGTAGACGCCGTCGCGCCCATCCGCGCGCCGAACTCGCAGGACCAGCAGATCGCCTCGCCGGTGGTCGAGCGCATGACGATCCGCGCCTCGCAATGGATGGCACTGTTGATGCCGAAGTTGAGCGTGTTGCCGGCCATGACCAGCGCGACGGTCGCCCCGGTCCCCGCGCCCGACACCGCCGCCGTGGCCTCCGCCGGGACGCCCGTGCCGGGGTTGAACACGCCGACCTTGGCCACGACGTTGCCCTGGCCCTGGATGGCGTTGACGACCGCGCCCGCGCCGCCCGTGACGGTGACGGTCGGATTGGACGTGTAGCCGCCGCCGGGGGCGGTCTTGATCGCCTCGTAGATGAACGAGGACGCCGCCAGACCGTCGCTGGTCAGCCTTGTCGCCCCGGTGATCCCGTTCGCCTGCAACGGCACGGTCTGCGAATAAGGAGCGCGGGAGTGAAACGCGCCGACCGTGGTGTTGCCGTGATCGAGATTGGACGCGACGGTGGCGACGGCGGCGGCGTTATCGCGCCCGACATAGATCAGTTTCGCCTTCGGATCGAACGGATTGGCGGCGCTCTGGTCGATGAAGCGCGTGCCATACATCAGGTCCGCGACCGCCCCCGCCTGGGCGGCGATCAACTGGCTGATGTTCTCGTTGAGGTAGCCGCGCACCTGATGCGTGCCCAAAACGACATTGAGTTGCTGCGTGATCGCGGTGTAACTCGACCCGGTTTCGGCTGACGTGTCGATCTCAAAGCCGCTGCTCCCGAGCACGTACGTGGCGCCGTTCTGCAGCTTCGCCACGGCGTTGAGCCCGTTCAGCGCGCCGGTATAGAGCGTACTGATGCCGCCGAGATTGGACCGGCCCCATGCGTTGACCACGCCGCCGGAGGAAATACCGGAGCCGGTGATCGTACCGCCCTGGCTGGAGCCGAGTTGGATCAGCGAGGCGGTGAACGCCGAACGCGATCCGCTCGCCGTGTTGCCGTTCGGCGCGATGTTGTGCGTAACGGACAACCCTTGCACGTTGCCGTTGATGCTGACGACATCGTTGATCAGGTAGTTGTTGACGGCGCTGATGCCGGTGAGCGGTGTGCCCGCGCCGCCGCTGTTGCCGACCCAGATGAAACTGACCATCCAGGGGTCGGTGTGCGAGGCGATGTTGTTGGACGTGATGTAGTGCGTCGCGTTCGACGGGTTGACGTGCTGGATGCGGCCGCCGAGTTGCGTGGTGCCCAGCACGTCCGGCTGGATGGTCAGCGGTCCCGTGCCGTTGGTGATCGACCCGGTCACCCCCAGCGTGCCGCTGACGGTCCCACCGGTCAGCGGCAGCACGCCATACCATGTCGCCGCTGACCCGCGCCGCCCGTACGTCACGCCGTCGAGCGGCGCCTCGCCGATGCCTTGCGCGGCGCCGGGGATTCCTTGATCGCCTTTATCGCCCTTTTCGCCTTTTGGTCCAGGTGGTCCGACCCAACGGATCGGATCGGGCGGACCCGTCGCGGTTCCGGGGTAATCGGAAAACGTCAGGCGATAGGCCATCAGAAATAATCCGCCACGACGCGTTCGCCGCTGGTCGGCAGCGCCACGTAACGAAAGATCGCGATCATCGCCTGCGCCGCGTCCCTCGGGTCCGTCTTCACATTGAACAGCGGCGCGAGATCGTCGGCGGCGAGCACCACGTACGATTTGCCCACCGCGTCGGGGATGTCCTGGCTCGACCACCGGGCGATGCCGCGCATCACCAGATCCTGATGCACGCCCATGACCGCCTGCGTGGCGTTGTCGTCGGCGCTCAGCACCATGGCGCCCTTGCGAACGCGCGCCTCCAGCATCGCGACGATCGCCGGATCAGCGGACTTGCCGAAGCTGCTCGACGCCTGCGACGCGGTTAATTTCGTGTATTCCTCGACGAAGGCGCGCGGCACGGCGTCGCCGGACCACCACACCACGCCCTCGGCGTCGAGCGCGGCGTGCACCGAGGCCACCTTGTCGAGCGCGAGCGCCTGGTCGGACGGGATTGGCGTTTCATCCGAGGCAACCACTCCCAGTTCCACGAGCGCCATCGTCGCGATCGTCGCGACGGGGACCATCTCGGTGAGCGTCGGGCTGTCGTCGAGCGGCACCACCCGCACGCCGAGCAGCCGCAGCGCCTGTTGCGCGAGCGTGGCGACCGGGACGGTCATTGCTCCGTGCCTCCGCCTTGCCCGCCGAGCGCCGCCGCGCCGCCGCCCGCCATCAGGCCCGCGAGGCCGTAGCGGCGGATGACTTCCATCGAGGTCGGATCGAACACGACCGTATTCCGGCTGCCCTCGCCCTTGCCGCGACTGCCCGCGTCGAGGTAGCGGATGCCGGGGATTCCCGCCTGGTGGAGCGTCTGGGCCGCGAGCGCCGCCGGATCGCCCTCCCTGGTCGCCATTTCCCTGTTGGTTTCAAGTTCCGCCAGGTATTGTTTGACCGGCATCCGCATGTCGGGCGGCGGATACGGCGTTTTATTCAGGGCCTCAATAACCTTTGGATGCTGCTCGCTCAACGACTTGTCCCAATCCAGGAAATGCTCCGGCTCGGCGTTGACGTTGACCTCGTACATATGGCCGGTTGGTCTGGCGAAAATCTCCGCGCCCCGCACGGCATTGGCGAACGCGGGAGTATCGGCGCCATTAATCTGCGCTTTCTTCGCAAGGTCTATAATGTCATCCGCCGTATGTTGACCGCCTTTGAACAGATTATTTACCCAATCTGTGGCGGACGGTGACAAGCCGTAATCAGATCTCACGACCGGAACAGCAGGCGCCAGTTTATCCCGGTAATTCCGCGCCACGCCCTCGCTGTCCGCCAGATAGTGCCCATACCCATACGCCTGCGCGCCCTCGCCAGTGCCGATCGCCTCGTTGCTGAAACGGTCGAAGGCGTGCGGCGAACCGTGAAACCCCTTCAGCACGCCGCCGATGCCGCCGGTGTCGAAACCCATCATGGGATTGTCCATCCGGGCCTGACCCTGCGTCGTCAGTTGCCCGGTGTTCGGATCGACGAACTGCCCGACCGGGCCGGCGTAGACCGTTGGCTGCGGCATCCCGAGGCTTTGCACCGTCTCAGTTCCCACCGGGTTGTCGGAACGCCAGATTTGCGAAGGGTCGTCGGGCGGGAACAGCGTGTTGCGGGCGGACGCGTTGTCGGCGCCCGAGAACCCCGCCATCAGCTTGTTCCACCAGCCCGACACGCATCACCGCCGCGCCGCGGACCCGCTGAGCGTCTCCGGAGGCGGCGGATCGGGGAGGTCGCCGGGCTCATCCAGAAGACCCGCCGCGAGGCTGGAGATGCGCGTGGCCTTGGCCGGCACGGGCGGCGCTTCCCTCGCCGCGAGGGCGGCCGGCGGCTCCCACGGCACGCCGGTGGGCGGGCCTGACGGAGCATTCGGGTCCAACCCGAGAGAGATCAGGTGCGCGTCGCGGGCGGCGGTGTTTTCCTCGATCGTCGCACCCGCCCCGCCACGCGCGCCGATCGAGCCGTCGCCGTTGTAGTCGAGGATCACCTGCGCGCCGATCGTGGCGGCCGCCATCGCCTCACGCTGCTCCGGGGTGCGCGTGGTCGCCACGGACGCGGCCACGGGTGCCTTGTCGGCTTTCGGCTGGGACGCGGCGCCGCCCGTGGTCGAAGTCCGCGTCTCGTGTTCGTCGTCGTGTGGTTTGGTTGCCATGTCGAAAACTCCTGATCATTGGTGGCGTTCGGTGGCCTTGAGCCGCTCGTCAACGCGGCCGAGTCCCTCCTTGAGCGAGGCGTCGGTGGCGTCGAGTTGCCGCCGGATATCGCTCACGATCCCGCGGTTCGTCTCCATCGTCGCGCGGATCACGTTCACCTCGGCCCGCAGCACATCGACACGCTTTTCGAGGTGCGTGACGCTCGCCAGCCACGCGGTCGCGGCCACGACGCCGCCGGCCACCGTGCCGACGAGCGCCATCAGCGTGACCGCGAGGCCGAGGTTCGCCCGCATCCAGCCGGAAACGGACTCGGGCATCAGGCATCGGCGACGGCGGCCGTGTAGACCGTTACGATACCGGCATCAACTGGTTTTGTTGTGTCAACGGTCGGGTCGGTGCCGAAGCGCAACTTCCCAATGCCGCGCATTTCCTGGATGCCGACGCCGTGCATGTAGCCGTAGTCACGCGTGTTCGTCGTTGACTTCATCCGTTGCGCCCAGGCGACGCCCAACGCCTGCGCGCCGCACAGCACCGAAGCGGCCACGTCGATGCCGCCGGCACCGGCGCCCGCGATGATCGGCATCTCGGGGACTTCGCGGATGATGACGCCGTTGTAGATGATGTCCCCTGCTGTGAACAAAGGATTGTCGCGCCCGCGATCCCACGCGTATTGCAACGTGTTGATGATGACCGGGTCTTGCATCAGGTCGCGGAACGGCAGGCTCGGCATGAACATCACGAACCATTCCTCGTCGTCGTTCACGCTGATGGGGCGGATGCGCGGGCTGGCGGTGCGGGCGATGCGCTTGGCCAGCGTGACCGTGGCGGCGGTCATCTTGTCGGCGGTGTTGTCCACCGTCAGCAGCGCGGTCGCCATGACGCCCGAGACGGCGTTGATCTTGGAGGCGCCGAACAGCACGCGGTCGGCGTTGTTGACCATCCAGGCGTTGCGCTGCGCGGCTGTGGCGGCGGCATACGAGACCTGCACGTTGCCATCGGCGGTGATCGCCTCAAGGCTGGTGATGATGTCGTTCCGCATCTTCTCCAGTTCCCAGACCATCAGGGCTTCCCTGGCGGCCTCGCGGAGATCGATGACGGATTTCTGCTCGTCCCAGTCCGAGACGGCGACCGCGTGCCTGAACGCGCTGACGGTCAGGTTCAGCGAGCGGGCGTTGAGGATTTCCTCGTTGCCCTCAAGGATCGCGTTGCCCGTGACCCCGGCGCCGATCAGGCGGCGGACGGTCGGAAATACGACGGTGTCGCCGGCCTTGCGCGTCAGATCCTCGCGGACCTGAATCATCGCGCCCATGGTCGTGCCCATGTAGCGGGCGAACTGGTTTTTGCGGACGTATTCGGTGAAAAAATCGCTGTCCCAGATGAGGGGAGTTAGCCCTTGTCTGGCGGGGGTTACGTTCATGTCTGCCAAGACTAAATTCCTAGAGCTACGAGTTGCCGGGAACCCGCTTTCTCTCGGTTCAGTGCTGTGATATTCATATGGCCATGCCAATCAAAACCGCTGTTCCTCCCGACCAACTCACCGCTGAGATGGTCAGACGTGCCTTCGACTATGACCCGGTGACCGGGTTGTTGCTTTGGCGACACCGCGACGACGTTTTGCCGCGCGTGAACAAACGCTTTGCTGGCAAACCGGCAGGCTGCCGCGATGGTCAGTACGGCTACCTGTCGGTGAGGCTTCATGATCGCCTGTATCAGGCTCATCGCCTGATCTGGCTGCACGTCACGGGAGAATGGCCTGTCGCTATCCTCGACCACGCGGACGGGAATCCGTCGAACAACGCCTGGAACAATCTGCGGCCGGCCACGCGAGCGGAGAACAACCGAAACCGACGCACATACCGCAGGAATGGCTACCTGAAGGGCACGCTTCCAGCCGCCAAGGGAAAGTGGCGGGCCGTGATCATGCTGGGTCGCGAGAACCATTGTCTCGGCACCTTCGATAGCCAGGAAGAGGCACACGCGGCCTATGTCGAGGCCGCGAAACGACTTCACGAGCGATTTGCACGGTTCGATTGAAGGCGACGCCCGGATAAAGCCCGGCGACGGCTCAGCGCCCGCAAGTCCCCCGGCGACGGGTCACACCACTGTCAGGCCCTGGTGCCAGGCCGGCGCCCGTTACCCCCGGCGACGGGGTGCCTTCGCGTCCGCGATACGCCCGATTGTGCCCGGCGACGGCGGCGGTTGCTCCGGCCAGCCCCTGTCGGCGACGACAGCGACCGTGATCAGCTTAGCATCCTCGTAGGCGGCGGCAATAGTCCGATGCCTATCCGCGTCGGTCTCCGGCGCCCGGCGCTGCCAGCGCGCGGCGTAAAGGATGGCGGTGAGGGTGGCGAGGTCGGTCATCTCGGCGGACGGGGCGGCGACAGGGAGATCATCCACTCGACGGCATTGAACGACGGCAGGTCATTACTCGACCCGCGCGCCACCTTCTCGACCCGGCGTTGTGTCGCCCGTGCCAGGGCGTCGGCGGCGATCTCGCGAATAATCCCGTCCGTGGCGAAGCGCGCCTGTTGGTTGATATCGAGTTCCTCGATCTCCACGACCGTCGCCTGCCGCGCCCCGGCCCGCAGCTTGTTCCGCGCGCCTGACAGGTACCAACTGCGTTGGCGTTCCGCGATTTCCGGGTCGGTCAGCCGCTGCACGCCAATTCCCGGCGCGACGCACGCCCAGACCTGAGCCTGATCGCGCTCCAGAATGCGCCGCGCGTAGGTCAGGTTCGAGCAGCATGCCGTTACCTTGACCCCGGCGATGTCCGTCAGTTCCGGGTATGTGAGGCGCGTGCCCTTGTCGTGGCCCGCGAGGTAGCGGACCAGCGCCGAGGTGATCTCGGATCGCTCAAATGGCTTCATGCGTTAAACCGTTGCGTGGCGTTGCGATGAGCGGCGGAGCGTGGCGGAGCGTGGCGAAGCGGTGCGGTGCGGCGCGGGGCGTTGCGTTGCGATGATGAGCGGGGCGAAGCGACGAGGTGCGATGTGTTGCGGCGAGTTGCGACGCGTGGCGCCGCGTGGCATCGCGTCGAGGCGCGCAGGTCAGACACTCATATCCTCCCACTCGAACTTCGTCACGCGGAAACGCCCGTTGGTCCCGGCGTTCTCGACGCGGAAACGCCCGATGCCGACGATCATTCCGCTGGTCTTGACGGTGTGCTCGAACACCTCGCGCGTGATGATGTCATCGACGACCGTGAGTTCAGCGACGCCGTGCCATACCGGGAACGAAGGAAACCGGCGCTTGACCCTTGTCCCGGAGCCGCGCCGCCCATTGGCATGGGCGTAGATCGTGACCTGTTCCGCCGTCTCGGGCGTCAGCACCTTGCCGTTGGCGATCGGCATGTCGCCGTTGCAGATCACGCCGGAGGCAAAGAAGTTCTTATACGTCGCGCCGCGCCGGCCAGGGATTTTCTCGCCAAGTTTCTGGGCGGCGGTATCAATACACTGTTTGAGCGCCATGGCGGGGACACACACCTGACCCTTGGCGTCAGTTGTGCATTTGTGACGCCATGTGCGGACATCGTAGTCTTCCGCCGACTCGCGGTCCTTTTTCGGCTCTTCGTGAGGCGTTGACTGGCTGTATGGCGAGCCGGGGATGTTCTCCATCCACACACGGCATATTTTCATGGGTTGTTACCTTCTGCGTTCCGGTCGTTTCAAGATGTCATCCATCGAAAGCGGTCCCGCGAACCCGTTACTCGACCGCGGCGCGGAACTTCGCGCGTTGGCGAGGCTCGGCGGCATCCCCGCGACCGGCGAGGGTGGGGCCGGTCCAGCACCACGCTCAGCCTCCCACTTCGCGCGCAGCCGGGCTTCGTACGCCGCCGGATCGGTGCCGATTTCGTCGTGCAATTTCGCCGTCTGGTTGTTCTCGATCATCCACGCATACGGGTGCGGCTTGCTGTAGAGCTCGTTCCACAGTCGCGGATCGGCCTCGGCGCGCTTCTGGAAGTAGCTGGTTTCAGCGTCCACGACTTCTTTGCCGTGCTTGTCGAGCGCCATCATCTCGGATGTGTTTAGTCTCTCGTTCAGCACCACGCCGCGGACCCGCCTTGTATATCCCTCGGGATCGCGCGCCGGATCGATCGGCTCGAAGGTCGGCGGCGGGGGTGGCGGCGGCTTGCTGGCTTCCTCCAGCCGCTTCGCCAGCGCGTCCCGCTCCGCCTCGGCGCGACTGGCCCGCTCGACCCAGTTCTGGCGCTTCTGCCGTTCGGTCTCGTAGGCGCGGCGTGGGACGACCGGCTGCCCCGGCTCGGCCTCGCCAGGGTCCACGTCATCGTCCGGCTCGGGCGTGGGCGGGGCCTTGGTGGTAACCGGCGGCTTATCCTTGGCGCCACCGCCACCGCTGTCGGGCGCGGCCTCGGGCGCCGGGCGTGGCGCCTCGGGCTCGGGCGCCGGGTTGCCGTCCTCGGGGTTGCCGCCCTTCAAGAACGCGTCAAGTTGACCGCTCATGATGACACCCGGAGGGCGCCATGGCCGATGACTGGGAACAATACCACGCTGAACTGCGGGATATGACTGAACGATCCTCGGCCAATCTGGCGCAGGCGGCCAATGGCGCGAACGTCCGCCGGTTGGTGCGCGGGTTCACGAAGCAAATGCGCGGGCAGCCGCGAGCGGACATCGCAGCCGCCCTGATCGCGACGGTCGCCAATTTTATAGAACGCTCGGGCTGCACTCCTGGCGAAATGCTCACTCTCACGAACACGATGCTTCAGGAGATCGCCAACACGATCTGTCGCGGCCCCTCGTCGAATTGAGATCATGGACCACCTCCGCCCTGCTCGGGCGGCGCCAGCGCGTTGTGCCGCGCCACCATCACGTCGTTGATCCGCTGCACCGCGCTGTGCCGCAGGTCGTTAGCCCGCGCCTCGTCCACGGCGGCCTTGGCGTGCAACCCGCGCAGGCTGGCCCCGTCCATCATCGCCTGCACCTCAGGCGGCACGACGGTGCCAGGATCGGACGGCGGGTCGGGCGGCGCCGACAGGTCCTGGAACATCCCATGCGTCTCGGCGATGTGATGAACGGTCGCGTGCTGCCTTTCCTTGGCCAAAGCGAAGTCGGCGGCGCCCTTGGCCTGCGTCGCGGTAATGTCCGCCTGCGCCTTGTCCTGCGCCATCTTCTGCACGACCTGCTGCTGCTGCGCCTGCGCCTGCTGGTGTTCTTTCAGCATCGCCAGCAATTCGTCCTTATTCCGCAGATTGCTCGACGCGATCAGGATCTCCGGCGGAATGAGGCCCGGCTGCGTGCCGGCGAGTTGAATGAGCACCTGGAACTGTTCGGCCTGGATGCTCGGGACATCAATCCCTTCCTCGATCGTGATGTCCACGTCCATGTCGGTAATGTCGTTATCGACACGAATGACTTGCTGGAGGCGCGGATCGCCCGGCATCAGTTGCATGCGCTGCATCGCCATGGCGCGCTGCTGCTCAGGCATGTCGGCCAGCGCGTCCATCAGGCGCACCGGCTGGTTGATGCCCACCCAGCGCGTCGCGTTCAACTCGTCGGTCACGCGCACCCAGCGTCCGGCGCCCCAATACTGACGCGCCGCCATCCAGGCCACCGACAACAGATCCCGATTCCACATCCGCAACGTGTCCGCGATCGGCTCGTGCGCCGCCGCCCCGCCGGCCTGCTGCGCGAGAATGGCGCGGCCGGACAACTCGCGCGGATCGGTGCCCGACATCGACGCGTTCGGCCCCGACGCCTGCATCTCGGCCGTCGCGTGCTGCAACAGCTTGAACTGGCCCTCGGCCAACTGAGCGCCGTCCGTGATCTCGAATTTCATTCCGGGATTGATGACCACCAGCCCGTCCGGCCGCGCCACCTCGCGCCGCGCCTTGTCGATGTCGGCGACCGCGCCGTCTTCCATCACGACCTGCCGGACTGAGAGAAGGTGGAGTGCCTTGCTGCGGCGTTTGTTGATTTCGTCCTGCTCGCTGATCAGGTCGCGCACCATGCCGTAACGATTGTTCTCGCGATCGACATGCGCGCTGGTCATGCGGAGGCCGCAGGCTGATTTGCCCTTGCCGTCGAGAAACGGCGACTTCGTCGGTTCGGCCAGAAAGCCCACGCGGGTATAGGTCGCGACCCACCACACATCGCGCTCCTGCCAGTGGCATTGCACGACGCGGATGCGCTCCCGCCTACTGTCACACCACACGATCTCGTTGGGCCGGTCGCCGTAGCCGCCGGTCTGCGTGGCGAACGTGTCGGAAACCATGTCCTCCGCGTCCGGCCACATATCGTAAGCCTGGTCGCGGTCCATCCAGATCACGATGCCGAGGTGACGCGCGTCACTAAAGTCCAGCCGGCGCGAGTGCGGGTCCCACCACAAACGGTCGAACGGGACTTGCTGAAACGTGATATTCGCGCCGCCGCGCCCGTCGTCCTCCAGCACGATCTCGGCGCCGCCGACGCCCTCGACCATGAGGTTTTCATACACATCGCTGCGGATCAGCGGCAGGTTGTTGTCGTCCGACATATACCGCAGCGCCTGTGTCGCGGCGTCCGCTTTGTCCTCATCCACCGGATTGCGCGCGAACGCTTTTGGATCGGTCCTCGATTTCCTTTCGAGCCCGCACATCAACTCGACCTTGCGCGACACGTAGTTGATGGTGACCTCGGGTTGACCGCGCGCCTTCAGCGCCTCCTTCTCAGCCGAGGACCATTGATACCCGTCCTTATAGTCACGATCGCGCTGCGACCATTTGCGGCCGTCATTCGTCGCCGTCTCCGCGTCTTCGAACCACCGCACCATGCGCGCGTGCAGATCGTCGAGGTCGCGCGGGTAACGGTCCGACGCGATGCCTGGGCCGGGCTTCGGGCGTGACGCCTCGGCGGCCTCGGGGTCGAGCGGCGGGTCGGGGTAAAGCGCCTGGCTCATGTGGTCGCCGCCGCGGAAAGCGCGACACCGGCCAGCAGCAGTGAACGGCGCCCTACCACTCGCGCGCCACGAACGCCTGCGCCGTCGTCGCGCCGATGATCGAATACGCCTGGCCGGACGCCGGGCTCATGCAGAGGAACTGCTGACCGGCCGGGACCAGGATCGACGGTGGCCCCGCGACCGCCGTCGCCGTCTCCGAGACCCACAGGCTGCCCGCGCTCTGATTTTGGATCATGCAGCCGTGCCTGCCGCTCCACGCGGGCATGGCAACCTGCGCGGCGCCGCCCGCGGTAATCGTGCCCGAGCGGTCGGCGTAGGTCAGCGCCTGCTGCGCGAACGCCACGGCGGGCGACAGCAAGACGGCCAGCATCAGGACGCGGATCATGTGCGATCTCCCTCGACAACCGTGCGGATAGTCGCGTTGCGCGCGGCTTCCATGGCGTCGCCGAACCACACGCGGAGCCAGTCGCGCTCGACCTTGTATCCTTGCGCGATGGCGTTCCGCGCCGCCGCGTCGGCCCACTTGTTGGGATCATCGCCGACCGCGCGCATGAAGTCGGCGCCGCTCATTGCCTCATAATCAGGCATCGTGCGGCCCTCCGTTCGGGTGTCCGAAAACGAACGTATACGGACACCCAGTTTCGCCCTGTCCAGATATTAGGCTCGCGGCGTTCTGGACGCTTAAAACAGGCGGACACCGTTTGCGGACGGTCATGGCCGCGTCCGTTCCGGCCAGATCGCCGTGACACGTCGGATGTACGCCATCAGTTCGTTAACGCTCTTGGGTCCGATGCCGCCCATGTACAGCCATTGGCGCTCATCGTGGCGGACGACCATTCCGATAGTTAATTGATCCGGCGATACCGGAGGCGTGAACCGCTCGCTTTCATTTATCAACGCGTTCTTGAGTTTGCCGCTCAATCCCCGCGCCCACTCCGGCAACTCGCGATCTCGCACGTAGAGTTTTGGTTTCACCTGCTTCACGCCACCCTCCAGTCGCGCAACGGCTGCTCGTCGCGCGCGAACGCCGCGTCCCAACTGTCCACCGGCTTCGGCTTCGGCTTCTCCGGCGCGATCTCACGCCACGCCAGCGCCATATACCTGAACCCATCGGCGCTATGGCTCGACCAGTCATGTTTCGGTCTGTCACTAAAGACCTTGTTCCGCTCGTCATACTCGGCGTGATACGCGCGCAATGCCTCCAGCCCGTCGTGACAGTTCACCGCGTCGAACCACGTCCGCGCGATCGTCAACCGCGCGGCGTTGATGCCGTCCATAAGTGACAACTTACGCACGATGAACGGGTGGCGGTCGGTCAACGCCTTGAGCGTCTCGAAGATGCTGCGCCCGGTGCCCATCTCGCGCGCCATCGCGTCGTGCGGCAGATAGTCGCGGCCGTAACGGTATGGCTTGGCGCGCATCACATCGACGTAGTGACCGAGCGCGAAGCCCGACGCTTCGTAATGGTCGATCACGTGCAACTCGGCGCCGACGACCTGAAAGAACCAGATCGCGGTGCTGTCGCCGATGCCCAGATCCCATGCGGTATGCACGGGGATCACCGGATCGTAAGCCACCTCGGTGATGCGCCCGGCGGTCTCCGCGTCGGTCAGTTCGCGGCCGAAGTAGGAGCCGAGAATGGCGGCGTCGAACGAACACAAGAACTCCTGGGCGTACTGCTCGGGCGTCAGCATCCCCGCCATGTCGTCGAGTTCGGACTGTGGCAGGATGCCGGTCTCCGACGCGCGTAGCACCAGTGAGAACCATTCCGGGTCGGTCTCGGCGTGACGATGCACGCGCCAGAAGTCGTTGCGGCCTCGCGGCGTGCCGATGAAGACCGCCCAGCCGTGCCGGTCGGCGAGCGCCGGTCGAATGACCTCGGGCCACGCGCGCGGCGCCATGTCGGCATACTCATCGAGCACGCAGCCATCGAGGAAGATGCCGCGCAGGCGGTTGTAATTGTCCGACCCGTAAAGCCGCACGCGGGCGCCGTTGGCGAAGATCACCATCAGGTCGCTCTCACGCTGCTCCACGCCGGGGATCTGGCTGGTGAAGCGTTTGAGATACAGCCAGACCGCGTCCTTCGACTGCGCGTAGGTTGGCGAGATATACGCGAAGCGCGCATCCGGGTTGGTGGAGCGCAGCGCGGCGTCGATCAGGTCCATGATGCACGAGACGGTCTTGCCGGCGCGGCGGTGCGCGACGATGCACGCCCAGCGTTGCTTACGCGCGTGGAACGCCCGGAACTGCGAGCGCGCTTCGTATCCGAGACTGAGTTTAGGTATTCTCGCGGTCGCCACGATCCACGCCTGTAATGATCATGACCGGCCCGCCATCGGGTCCGGTGTGCGAAGTAACGGCGAGGTCTGGGATGGTCTTGCGAAGTAATCCGAGGGCGGCGCGCACCTGATCAGACGACATTTCCAGCGTCTTTGTTGGGTAGCACGGATCTTTTTCTCCCAAAGCAAACGCGTTCAACCGCTTGCAAAGCTGTGTAGTCTGGATCGCGGATCGCGCTCTGTCGTCTTGCTTTGGGTTGAGCCGAGCGGCCATTACAGCCGCCCCGCCAGCAGCAGGACGAGCAGCACGATCAGGAGCAGTCCGACCACGCCGAAGCCGTATCCGTATCCGCCGCCGAGGTATCCGCCGCGCCAGCCGTATCCGCCGCCGGCGATGAGCAGCACGAGCAGCACGAGCAGGATGATGGCCAACGGGCTCATTGGGTCGCGGCGCGCTGAGACATCGGATTCCCGCCAATTTCATGATGAGAGGCACAGTCGGCGGGAATAGTCAAACGCCTATCGTGGCGCCTACGGGCTGATGCTCGGCGACCCGGCGCCAGAAAATAATCTCCCCCACCCCACGAATAACCATTGACGAACTTCACGTCAGATCGTATATCCCTGTCATCAACACAGACACAGACGAACAGGAACACACCGATGTATGACTTCTCAATCCCCGCCGAAGCCCCTGGCACCTGCCCGAAGTGCAAAGGCACCGGCGCCTATTCCTGGGGCGGAAGCCTGAACGGCAAGACGCTCAAGAGCGGGACATGCTTTTCCTGCTCGGGGACGGGCCAGCAGGACGGCAAGCAGATCCGCCGGAACCACGCTTACAACCGGTTCAAGATCGCGCAGATCGCCGCCGCCTGACCCTCCGGGGCTTCGGCCCCGCTTCCCCTGACGAACGACACACGAACGAAGGAACAGCGAACATGACCACCTACACGATCGCCATCGGCGCCGACATGCTTCTCGCCACCGTCCCGGACGGTTGCGACATTCACGCCGCCGTCAAAACCTGGGCCGACGAGAGCGGGTTCGACATGACCACGCCGTACGACATCATCCGCGGTTGCACGCTGACGGATCAGGAGATGGACGAGGACGCCTACGATGTCGTCTGGAAGAGCGGCAACGAGGGCTGGCTGACCGACGAAACGGGTTCGGACTGGCTTTTCGCCGTCACGGTGGCCTGAGAGCCATGACCGTATTCGCCCCTGAGAGCGCCGTACACGGCGCCGACCATCCCGCCGCTGTCACCCACGCGCCGCCCGGCGTCATCCCGCCAGGCGCCCGTCTGAGCGCCGCGCTACGCATCATCCGCTGGACGGCTGGCACTCTCGCGGTGGAACTCGGCCTGTCGCCGTCCACGACGCGCAACTGGACGCTGGGCCGGCAGCCGTTGCCCGAGACTATCCTGCATTGGGTCGAGTCCTTGGCGTCGCACCGGCTCGCGACCCCGCCGCCTCCGGTGCCTGACGGTCGGGTGCCTCGAGGGTAGCGATGCGATCGAGCAGGCTTTCGAGGCCGTCGTGAGCGAGCGCGAGCATGACGCGGTCGGCGTCGTCGGCCCCGTCGTCGCCGCACAGGATGAGCAGCGTGTTCAGGGCGCGTCGGATATGATCGGCGTCGCGTTCGGTTTCGGTCATGCTCAGAACGCCAGCACGACATCGGCGGCGATCGGCGCCGGTAGGGGGTAGCCGCTCCGTACCAGATCCGCCGCCGCGCCTTCCTCCATCACCCGCCCTGACTCCGCCGGCGTGCCTTCCCAGACGGTGCCCCACAGCCCGGTCTCCTGCGCCCGCAGCAGGCGGGCGATTTCCGCCATGGTCACGACGACCAGCGCGCGGCCCTCGTGCTGGTCGCGGACGGTGATCGCGAGATCCGGCGGCAGCGTCGTCTCGTACGACTGCTGACCATCCCCGTGCGGCGTCCTGGAGGCACGCAGGACGGCCGACGCCTCGGCCCCGGTCCTGACCACCACCAGCGTCACGCCATTGCCCATGGCATGCTCCCAGGTGTCCGGAGCCAACGGTTTGTTCCCTGCCTCGGTCGCCTCGCGATCCATCACGGTGAGCGCCTGGACCATGCGAGGGCCGACCGCCTCGACCGCCGCCGCGTCCGACGCCTCGATCGCCGCGCGGTAGAGATCCCAGCCACGGCGGTATGACGCCAGCGTGGCCGGGCTAACCAGCCTTTCGAGCCGACCGACGCCCCACTTCGTCTCGGACGCCCACATCGCTTCGTCCACCGGCACGAGAGCCATCCTGAACCTGTCGTTTTCGTCAGCCGACCTCACCATGCCAACCCACCTTCCTGACTGTCTAAACTTTGATACGGCCGTGCGTAATTCGCCTGGCGCCCGTAAGGGGGAATAGGCTAACGCGCGCAAGTCCGCGCAAGTCACATCCAAGGACTTGCGCGGCGTGCGTAAGTCTATTTCCCCTTAGGGCGCCCCGACTTACGCCGCACCCGTTTTGCGTAAGACTCCGCGTAAGACTCCGCGTAAGACTCGCCCTCATTTCGCGGCCTCCGCCGGGCTCCGAAAACCGCCTCTCATTTTATAGAATGAGCCGAAATCCACGACTACCCGCAGCACGTCCCGGCGTTGCGCGGGCGACCGGTAATTCTCTTCCGTCAGCACGCCGTTGGCGCGCCACTTCGCCAGGATCTCGGCCGCCTGCCCACGGGTCGAGCCGTGGACTTCCATCACCACCCGCCCGGCCCAACGGTCGGCCTGCTTCGCCAGCGTGTAGAACTCGCCCCCGCCGGGACCGGCCTCGATCCGGCGGAGGATCGTCTCGATCATGTCCCAGGTGAGGCCGGCCCACGGCGAGGGCGGTGACCACGCTTCCACCGCCTGCACCTCGTCGCCGTCCGGGTAGGTCAGGTTTCCGTTGCCGAGCGAGACGGACGCGAGCCGGAACCAGGACGCCCGCGAAGCCGGCGCCGCCATGTTCTGCTTGACCGGGTCGTGGCGAATGAACTGCCGGCGGTCGTCGGCGGACACGCCGAGCCGTTCCGCTTCCTCTTCCGACATGATCGCGAGCGTGTGCATCGCGCGTGCCGCGCCCTGGATGGCGCCCGCCCCGCGCACCGCGTCGGCGTCGCCACCCTGGCCGCCCTTCCTGAAGTGGTGCAACAGCCACACCGCGCAGTCCGCCTCGTGCGCGACCCGCGCCCACAGCGACATCACGAACGCCATTTCCTCATTGTTGTTCTCTTCCGCCCCGTGCGAGTGTACGAACGGATCGATCACCAGCAGCGTGATACCGCGCCGTTTCACTTCCGCGACCAGAGCGTCCACCACGGGGGCGGCGAACAGCGTTCCGTCCCGCGCCCGCAGCGTGACAAACAAGCCCTGATCGCGTCCCGAATCCATGAACAGCCGCCCCGCGAGGTCGGCCGCGGCGACCTTGAGGTGGCGCAGCACCGCCGCCATGCGTCGGCGCATTTCCTCCATCGGGTCTTCCAGATTATAGAGCCACGCCGCCCCGCGCCCGTGGACGGGCACGCCGAGCAGCGGCTTTCCCAGCACCACGCACACGCCCGACGCCATCGCGTAGGCTGTTTTCCCGGTGCCCCCTGGCGAGGCCAGCACCGAGACGTAACCGCGGATCAGTTCCCGTCCGTAGACCCACCGCCGGGGCGGTATGTTGACGAGGTCCAGGCTTTCGATCGGCGTGGCCGCGAATATCGGCGCGAACGGCGCACTTGTCCCGTTACCTTTTGGGGCGAAAGGGAAAGGGCGCGCCCACCCGGCCTGACCGGCCAGAAAGAAGATGGTGCCCGCCCCCACCGGACGCGGCGGCGGCGGCCCCGAGGTCGAAGCCACGATGCGCCGCCACGTCGCCGCCGTATCGCCCGCGTCGTACTTGTCCGACAGCATCGACCACGCGTTCCAGATGGCGAACCCGTCCGGCCCGCCTCCCGTGGCGCGTCGAACGGCGATGCCCAACCGCACCCATTCGGCGTAATCCACTTCCGCCGGCGTGCCGCGGTCCCCGTTGGGGATCGCCAGCATGGCCGATCGCACGTCCTCCAGCCGCGCCTCCGGCGTGGACGAGGTTCCGGGCATCAGTCCGGCCGCGTCCAGTCCGGCCGCCTCGATCGCGTCCTCCAGCGCCGCCAACGCGTCGCCCAGGTCGATTTCGGCCGCGTCGTTGAGCGCGCCGATACTGGCCATCACCGGCCGGTCGGCGCGTTTCAGGTTCCACGATCCGGGCCACCGCATCGGATGCACGACGGCGTTAGCGGTTGGATCAGCGCCGGCCAGCAGGCACGCCAGTTTGCGCGCCTGCCGTAGCCTGTCGTGTTCGTCCGCCGTGGTGGTCGGCTCGTTCAGGCGCCAGTGCAGGTGCACGCGCGGCTTGACCTGTCCGGTGACCGGGTCGGTCCAGTCCGAGCCGGAGAACACGACGACCGTGACCGGCCCCAGGATCGCTTCCAGCCGCGCCCGGACGATATCCGGGTCGCCGTCGTCCACCTCGACGGTCAGCGTCAGGCCGTTGGCCAGATCCTGGAGCCTGGCGTGCGCCGTTCCGTTGAACGTGCAAATCGGTGGACAGAAGACAAGAGGGACATCGGCTTGCGCGGCGTTCTCCGCGGCGATGGTGGCGTCCCGCGCGACCGTGGCCAGCGACCCGTTGACCCGCGATGGCGTGATGCGCGGCCTCGCGCGGGCGTCGAACTGGTCGAACGCGCGCAACGACAGGAACGTCCCCGACTCCGCGTAACGGAACAACGCCGAGACGAACGCCGCTATAGCGGCATGATCGGCGTGCCAGGGTGTCACGGTGGCGCCTTTAGTCCGCACTTCGCGGCTATTTTGACCATGTAAGGTTGTTGCTTCGCTGTCGGCGTGGCCCAGCCGCGGGCGAGGAAATTACCCAGGAACTCCTGTTCCCATGGGGTCAGCAGGCGTGGGTGGCCATCGAGGCACCGTTGCGCCAGCAAGGGCCACGACGCGACGGGCGCTCCGTCCAACCCCTCCGCCATGGCCGCCTTGCGTCCGGCGGCGAGGCCGCGTTTGAACGCTTCCTCTTCCAGCAGCGCCAGACGTTTCACATCCAGGGCCGGACCCGGCGGAGGCGCCGCCATCACCGTCCGGGCGGGTTCCGTCAGCACGTCGACCAGCGTGATGCCGTGCTCCGCCGCCGCGCGTTGCGCCAACCGGAGCGCGGCCAGCGCCTCGCCGTCGTGCGCCGAGCCGGTCATGCCCAACAATTTGACCAGCCGGACCCTGGCCTGTTCGGGCAACCCCTTCACGGCGGCTCATACCGCAACGCCAGCCGCAACTCGCCCTCCAGCAACTCCGGCCGGGTCAGGTCCGCGACCGCCGTCCGTCCGAACCCGTCATGGGAGCACCACGCCAGGGCGCGCAGGAACGCGGTCGCCTCGTGCGCCCGCTCGTCGCCGCAAAAGTAGGTTTCTATGTGACAGCCGCCCGCGCCGAGGTCGCGCGCCACCGCGAGCGCCGCCTCCGCGTTGTCCGGCTCGCCGTCGCTGATGACGATGATACGGGCCGGGCGCAGTCCCGCGGCGAACGTCAGCGCGGACGCGAGCGCCGTGCCGCCGCCCGGTTCGGGCCACGCCTCCTTCCCCGCGACCTCGGTCACGATGCTGTTGAACGAAACGCGCCTGATGGCGGCCCCGGCGGGCAACGCCTTCAGGATATCCGCCAACACGTCGGCGCGCCGCCGGTTTCCGACCGGCAGCGCCATGGAGGACGACGTATCGAGCAGGATGACGGTGCCGTCGCCCTCCATCAGAAGGGCATCGCGTCCGCCATCGGCCTCCCCGCCGCCTGCTGATGAGCCGGGGCCGCCCGCTGCTCCATCACCGGCTCGACGGATCGCCGGGTCAATGCGGCCTGTGGCGCGGGAACGGTGCGGGGGCCGAGGATGTCGGGCCGGTCGACCCAGGCGACGATTTCGAACACCGGCTGGAAGTTGGTCGACTGCCCCGTCTTCACCGCGATGGTATCGGTCATTTTCACCACGGGGATTTTGCCCATCGCCGCCTCCGGTGAGGCTTCGAAAGTCGTATGCACCTCGTTCATGCCGGTGATCAGCGCGTTGCTGTTGCCGGCCAGTTCGCGCACCCCGCCGATGGCGTTTCCGGCGACCCGCATCCGGAAACCTTGCCGGTAGTTAAGTTGCTTGCCCTTGTCATCGTTGCCCGGCGAGGCGGGCCGCTCGGGAATCGGCTGACCGTAGGGCACCATCATCCACGACGGGGCGGCGCCGGCGACGAAGTGAACCCAGCCGACTTCGAGCGCGCCGAAGTCCAGCGCGAAGGATGGCTGTGCCTTGGTCACCTCGGTTTCGATCGCTTCCCAGTTGCCGTTGGCGTCCTGCACGCGGTCGCGCGTGTAGAGCCGTCCCTGGTTCGCCTTGTAGGCGAGCACCGGCATGAAGTCGCCGGACGCGGCGGACGGGGGTGGTTGCATGAAAGCCATGACATTCGTTCCTTTACGTTGAGTTAAGTCATTCAGTCCACGTCTCTATCGAACGAATGCCCGAGCATCGTTCCATATTCGCAATCCAGGCACATGCCGCGCGCCTTGCCGGATGAACAGCCGGACGGCGGCGTCGTTGATCTGCAACAGGTGCGTCGGCACGCGCGCCAGGTCCGTGACTTCCCAGACCCAGTTGTCTTTGAGGCCGGCCAGCGCGCCGGTGGCCGAGCGGGTGCGTGTCAGGTCCGGCGTTGACGCGGTGGCCTGTGATTCAGCGAGCCGCGCTTCATGCACGGCGCGCACGGCCTCGTCGTCCGCTTCCGGCGTGTTGATCGCGTCGGCCGCCAGCATCGCGTGGTGCGCGGCCAGCGCGAGGCGTTGCGCCTCCATCTCCGCCTCACGCCGCGCCGCCTCGGCCTTCCCGGTCAGGTACGTGGCGATGCGGTTCTCGATGGTCAGCGCCTGTGCCCGCAGCGGCGTCGTCAGCCCGTTTCCCGCCCCGTCGATCAGCCTCTGGGCGTGCAGCACAGGCTCCTTGATCCGCTTGCGCGTGGCGTCGATCGCCGCGATCTCGGCTTTGTGCATCTTGGCGAAGTCGGTTGCCTTACCGGTCGCCGTGTCGTCCGAAATGCCGTCACGCGTGGCCAACAGAAACCGCTCGTAGGCGGCCCCTAACTCGGCGCACCGGGCGGCGTGCTCCGCCATCTCGTGCTCCAGCCACGCGCCCAACGCCTCGGGCTCCAGCGCCGCCGCGAGGTCCACGATGGGCCTGTTCGGTCGCGCCACCTCGACACCCGGCTCCGCGCGCCCCATCGCCCGGTAATCCACCGCTTTCGTCGGATCGACCGGCGGCGCTTCGATCATCCTTCGGTATTCCGCCTCGGAGATGGCCTCGCCCGAGGTCCAGACCGCGTCCACGTCCGCCTCGGCGCCGTTGATCTCGGCGACCAACTGGCCGAGGCGGGTGTAGATGCGCGCGCCCACCGGCGGCGCCCCACGAGCGAGGCGGAGGCGGAACCACCCCGGCTCGGGCGCGTCGATGCGGCGGGATGGCTGGCGGGCTCGTTCGCTCATGGTGGTTGTCCTTGACATTTTCTGTCGGACGGAATACACCCGTCGCAATGCAATTGCAATGCAAGAGAAGCCTGAATGAGTACGAAAAAGACGTTTTCCCTGAGATTGCCCGAGGAATTGCGGATCGAATCGGAGCGTCTGGCGGATGAGGAAAGCCGTACGCTCACGTCGTTGATCACCCACCTGCTCACGCGCGAGGTGGCCCGTCGCAGAGCGGAAAAGGGGCGCGAGCCCGTCACGGATCAACACCGAGCAGCCTGAGCCAGTCCGGCACGGGCACGTTGGGCTGGGGGATGGCGCGCGGGTCGTCGCGGATGGCGGCCGAGAAATCGAACGGCGCGGGGGTCTGTCGCGATGAGCGAATGCTGGGAATGTTGGGCGGCGTTGTTTCTGTCACTTCTGGCGGTGATGCTGTCCGCGCTGGGCCTGTGGGTGCGGATTCGCTGGTAAGCGGCCCTCTGTCCCACGCCCCGAACAATTCCAGTTGCGCGCTCACGCGAACAGATCCGCGATGACGGCGGCCTTGGGCGCCGGACGCTGAACGAACAGGTCGGGCTGCCGATACGCCTGCTCGATCCGGCGGCAGGCTATGTCGAAGTATCGCGGTTCTATCTCGATGCCGATGAAGCGGCGGCCGAGGCGGGCGCAGGCGACGCCTGTCGTGCCGCTGCCCATGAAGGGGTCGAGGATCGTGCCCTTGGTCCGCGCCACCAGTTCAGCCATGAGGTTTTGGTTTTTCTCGGTTGGGTGGCCGCTTGCCTCGATGCCCGTCAAACCCGGAAAGACGACATAATGAGACATAACGCGGCTTGCGCGCTTTCGCCCGTCAGCATGGAACTCGAACACGGGTTCGTAATTGTCCGGCCGGTTGCTGTTTGAGCGATGCCATACGTGAACGGCAACGAGGGGGCGCGGAACGCGCGGCCTCTCCATCTCGGTCCAGAACACCAGCCAATGCGCAGGGCAAGGCTCAATTCGAAAGGTTGCGCGGGCGGCCTCAATACCATCGGTAAAATGGCCCGCGCCGTTCGGATACGGCGGATCGGTCACCACGGCATCGACCGGCCCGAGCATCGGCAGCACGTCGCGGCAGTCGCCGAGGTAGAGCGTGGCATCCCCGATCCGCTCGACGCGCGGCGCGCTCACGCTGGCAGCTTCCACGTCATGCCCGGCCGCATCTTGACCGCCCGCCGCGAGATGTCCCGCCGCCCGTCCGCCCCCTTGGCACCCCGTGGCTTCGCCGCCCGGCGCACCGCGCCCATCTCCGGCAGGCACCAGATCGCCACCATCACGTCCTCGCGCGCGGTGGGACGGATGTTGATTTCGTGTGCGTTGCCGTCATTCGTTACGAGTCCGACAATTTCGCACAAATCCATTGTCGCCTTCTCGAAATTCCCGCTGTCTCGCCTGCTGATCGGCACCTCGATGACGACGTTGAAGCGGCAGTCGATGGGCGGGATGCCGATAAGCTGGCGCCGCACATCCCAGCCCGCCGAGAAGATCCAGGCGCGATATTCCGGTGAACGTACGCGTGGCTTGCCGGGCGCGCGTATCCACAGCCGGTTGGTGCTGGGCGGCCGCGGCATCGTCACCACCCTGTCGGGCGTGGCGGCTGACCAGTGCGCCGTGCCGCCACTCATGACGGCGCCCACAAATCGGGTTGCCGGGACGCGCGATCGAGCAGTGGCAGGGTGACGGCGTAGCGCGATGCGGACGTGCCATCGACGCTGTCAGCGCCTGACGCTATCGCCAGGGCCATGCGTTTCGCGGTGTTGACGCGGGCGACATGGTAGTAAATCCCGCGCCGGTGACAGAACGCCCCCCACCGTTCCATGTTCGTGATCTTCCATGCGGTGGACCCGCCAAGGAACACACCAGTTGCCGGTCCCACGTAGGGGTCGATGTCGCTCTCGGTCATGCCGTCCTGCACCGCGATCAGCGCACGGGGACAAATCGACAGGCAGCGATTGGTCCATCGCAGCGACAACTCCAGGGAAGCGAGGCCGCCGGCGACGATGTCGGGCAGCACGATCCAGTCAGCTCGCGCGCCAAGCCGCTCGATCAACCGTTCGAACGCATCGGCGTCGAAGGCGCGACCGGCCTGGAAGTCGCTCCACGCGCCGTTGTCGAGGACGTAACGGTCGAACCCCTCGGTGCGCCAGGCGCCGGCGCGGCTGACGAGCAGGCCCCAACCGGCGGCGCGGAGCGCGTCGAGATTGCGTCGCGTCCCGGTGCGGCTGGCGTACATCACCACCGGTCGATCCACCACGCCACCACCCAGGCCAGGGCCGCCAGCGCGGGCCAGACAAGCCACAGGTCAGCCGCGCTCACGAAAAGACCCCGGCGCCATCTGGGGTCTCCTGCGTCACATGGCGCCGGGGAGTTTGTTCGTCGGTGGAACAGCTTACGTCGGCGGGCATCGCGCCGCCCCGCGATCGGCGCCGGGGGATCGTGGGCGCCAATTCCGTTGCTCGTCTCATCTGAACACCGCCGCGATGTGCCGCGAGAGCGGGAGCGGGATCTTCGCGATCATCGCGGACGCGGCCTTGCGGGCCGGGCTGCGGGAATTGTTCCGGCGCATGGGCGAGCAGTCCCAACCGAACCCGCCGCCATAGCCGCCAAACCAATCCTTGCCGACCTTGCGGCCCTCCGCTGTCGCGGCCTTGCGGCGCTCGTTCAGCGCGTCATCGAACCATGCGGCGCCGCTGCCGCCTTGCTTGATGCCAGAACCCTCATTCCATTGCGGCGACTTCTCGCCTGTCGCGGCGAAGCGCGACCAGTTGTGGCCTGACTTCTTTATTGCCGCCGTCGATGGCATCAACGCGGGAACATCGCCCCATAAGTAAAAGCTACCGTGATTCCACCGTGCCCGCCCGACCCATTTCTGCGCGCCGCGCACGTTCTCGACCACGAGCGGTATGTGATGCCCGGCCGCCTCGATCGCCTCGCGCTGAATGCGGAAACAGGCGTCGAACAGTGAGTTGTCGGGCGGCGGCAGCGCCTTGGCGCGTGACCACGGCATGGCGCGGTAGCTGTACGCCTGGCACGGCGGCGAGGCGACGATCAGCGCGGCATCTTTGAACTGCGAGCCGTGCAGCGTCAGCACGTCCTGGATGACCAGTTGGGCCGGGTAACGGTGCTCGCCGTATTGGTGCGCCTCGATGTCGAAGCCCACCACGTCGTAACCCTCGGCCAGCAGCCCCTCGGTCCAGCCGCCAAGCCCGCAGAACAGGTCGATGGCCAGTGGCTTGCGCGCGCTCACTGGACCAGCGCCCAGAGCGCCCACAGCCACACGCCGACGACGGCGGCGGCGACGGCCCGCGCGGCGAGGGGCAGGTGGCTCACGCGGCCAGATCCTGTGACGCCAACTGGCACAGAAAGTCGCAGGCCGGCGCCGTGGGGTTGAGCGTTGGCCAGTCGGGCGGGATCTCGTCGATGAACAGCCGGACGCCCGCGATGCGCGTCAGCCGCGCGCCGAGACGCCGCGACAGTTCCGCCATGCGATCGAACCGCGCCGGGAAGTGCAGCCGCATCGCCGACCAGTAATCGGGCGAGGTCGCCTTGCCGCACGGGATGCAATTATTGTTCTGAAAGCCCAGCGAATACATCACGGGCAGCGCGATCCCCGCGCCCTCGACCATCGCGAGGCACGCCGCCTTATCGAGCCCGGCCACGATCAGCGGGTTCTCGATCTCCAGTTCGAAGAACGTCGCCGCCAGCCGCTTCGCCCGCGCCTGATCGTTAGCGTCACAGGTGTAGCCGAACACATGCACATCGTCGGGCCGCTGGAACATCAGCCGCGGCGAGACTTTGAGGATGCCGGTGCAGGGCGCTCCGTCCGGCCCCGCGATGAAGCGGCGCCGTTCCCACACGTCCCAGGTGTCGGCGTATTCGTCCGACCGCAGGCGGAGGACGGACGTGCCCCACCAGCGTTCGCAGTCGGCGAGGAAGCGTTCGTTGTCCGGGTGCTCGGCGCCGGTCTCGCAGTAGGCCACCACGCCGCCGGGGTGGGCGCGCAGATCGAGCGCGATGGCGACGGCTGACGCCGCGCCGCAGCCGAACCAGCGAACCCGCCGCCCGCTCACGCGCCGATTTCCGGCTCGGCGAACGCGCGGGCCAATTCCTCGTCTTCCGGATCGGCCACCGGATGCAGCGCCACGAGCGCCGCCTCGTCCGCCATCTCCCGCTGCCTACGCATCACGCGCCCGACGACGCGGGCCACCAGTTCGCCGATCGGGATGAAGTCGCGGATCTGCGTCATCTCAGTCGGCCAGCGCGGCGGCGATGAACGCGCGTATCCTGGCCCGCGTCGCCCGCCGCGGCTCGCGGCCCCGGCGCAACTCGTAGACGAGGCCCGGATCGCCCATGCACTCGATCCCGAAGGCACTGGCGCTCATGTCCGAGGCGCGCAAGAACAGCTCGACAGTGTCCAGGATGGGATCGAGGTCGCTATCGATGTCGGGGCACATGGCCCGACACACAATAGGAAGGTGCCTACATAGTCAAGCGCGACAACCGGGGTGCCTACGAACGGTTTCCACTTGGCAATAACCTATTGACTCGCTTATGGTGCCGCCGATGCCCACGCCGACCGCCAGACGAAAAATGATCGAGGACCAGAAGTCAGCCGCCGCCAGAGCGTATCTGGAGACGGTGCTGCCGCTCGGCGTTTGGGCCGAGGCCAGCAAGAAAATCGGCCACAACCACGCCTTCATCCAGCAGTACATACGCAGGGGAAAGCCGCGTTTCCTGACCGAACCCGACCGCGATCTGTTGGCTCGGACCTATAATCTGGACGCCGAGATACTGAAGCCGCCGCGCAAATCAGTCCGCCACATCAGGCGCCGGCCGGTGTCAGCACCCGTCGTCCGCCCGCGCGAGAAGCCCGCCGGCGACGATAGCTGGATCAATCCCCGATGCGACAATCTGATCGAGCAGGCGAGCAAGACACAGATCAACCACCTGCTCGACCAACTCTCTGGTAAGCAATTGGCGTTCGTCCTGAAGACCATTCTGGCGGCGCTGGAGTTGGCCGGGAAAGCCGCCTCGCGCCGCGAAGACGCGGGCTCTATGGCCGCGTAGTGGTTCGATTTGTCCCATGCGTGCCTCCCTGATCGCATCTTTTTATCGGATCGTCGGCCTATCCGGCGCTTGACCGGACGATAGGCAATAGCCTATTGTCGCCTCCAGCAACCCGCTGGAAGTTTATCCAATGTCAACCACTTGTGAGGGTTTCCCTCTCTCCCCGGTCGTCGGTACTTTTTCCGACACAAGCCAGATTACCGCGCCGGTTTCCGGTGTCCAGCGGAGTCTTGTCACGGAACCGATACAATTACGCTGCGAGTGCGAGGACGGGTGGGTCTGGCAACCACGGCGCGGCGGCAACGATCCAGACGGACACATGGAAAGATGCGATGCGCCGGGCTGCGAGAATGGTGTCGTACACCTGGCGTGCGACACGCCCGGTTGCGTTGGTCACGCGACCGCCGCGATCGAGGGCGAATATTTTTGCGAGCCGTGCGCGGCGCACGTCCGGGCCGAGGCCGACCTCGCGGCGATCGAGGCGCTGACGGACTGGTGCCGAGACCGCGAGCACGCCATCCCGTTCGTGCTGCTCTACGCCGCCGTCGCCGCCGTTGGGCGCCTGCGGGGGCGGCCATGACCACCAGCGCGGAGGACATCGAGCGGATCGCGGACGAGGTCTCACCCTGGTCGGCGTCGATCGCGACCCGGCTGCGCGCCGTCGCGTGGCGCGTCGGGCGGCTGGAGCGCGCGGCCGATGAGATCGTGGACGACGCCCGCCAGACAGCCCTGGCCCGGCACGGCGCCGTCCTCGCCCTCGTCAGGCGGGTTGGGTGAACAGTTGGCCCACCGCGACCATCGTGACCGAGGACGGCGAGCGCATCACGTTTGAATACTGCTGCTGGACGTTCTGCGCGTGGCCGGATTTTTTGGCCGCGTTGAAATCGCTCGCGTTGGCTCCAAAGCGGTGCGCGCGGTGTCAGAGGCCGCATGCCGCGCACGGACCGCGGTAACGGCCGGGCGCCGAGATACTACCCGCTCGACGCGCGGGCGATGGAGGCCGCGTGCCGGAAGCTGGCCGCCGATCTCAGGCGCGAATACGCCGCGGGCTGGGGGCCGGTGCCGTTGACCTGCCCGGACGGCAACCTGTTTGGCGGCCTCCGCAACACGATCAGCCGCCTGGAGGCCGCCGATTCGCTTGAGGCGCAGGGTGATCGGTGGGCGGAGGAAGTCGCCACGGGCGTCCCGAATGCCGAGGATCGCGGGAAACTGGGCTTTTGACAGGTAACGGCTTGCCGACTCAGTGGAAATCAGTCATGGCGGAATAACGGAGAAATGACGAATGGCCTAGAAATGCGAGAGGCGGCCACAAGGACCGCCCCAAAACGCAAACTGGATGGTTCCGAGCAGTTGGAAGCTGCTCGATTAGCCGACCGCTAATCCGGAACATCCTACAGCCGGTTGGATTTTGCAACCCCTGCGTTGCGTGGGTGAATCACGTCCTCGGTGGCCCGCCTCCCGCGAGGGGGACAGATGGCGAATACGTGGGAAACCCAGGTTTGGTGCGATTATCGGGAGCATAACCTCACGCCGCTGTATCGCGACGTGCTGTTGCGGTTGCCGAATTTTCGCGGTCGGGGGGGGCTTATTTTTCCTTCACATGAGAGCCTCGCCGCCAAGGCGCGGTGTTGCGTGAGGACCGTTCAGCGCGCCCTGAACGCCGCCGCCGCCCTCGGCCTGCTGACATGGCGGGAGCGGCGAAAACGGGTGGGCGCGGGCACCGAGCGGACCAGCAACCTCTACACGCTGATCGTGAAAAACCCAGGGAAACCGCCTACCGGACAGGGAGTCCGGGTAGCTTCGCAAAAGAATCCTTTCTTGCTTACTGTCGGCCCCGATTCGTACGACGCGCGCCTCGCTCTGGGCGCCGTGCTTGCCGAAAGGCAAAGGAAGATTGCTCAGGAATGGCGCGATCGAAGGAATCGGGTCGCGCCTAACGAACAAACCGATTGACACGCGACGCCTTATGCACCACTTATGATGCATGAACGCATCATGGAAAACTCCCATGCGACGGCTGTCGGTCAGCCTCACCGAAATACAAATGAAGCGGCTGTGGATGATGGCCGAGGCTTACGGCATTTCGGTCGGCGAGGCGCTGCGGCGCATTCTCGACCGGGACCAGTACAGAGAGAAATGACAGAAGGCGGGCCGGGCGGTGCAGCTAACACCGTGATCCGGCCCTGACCAACACCGAGAAGGACCCCCGGCATTGGCTTACCGCTACATAATTCCCCCGTTCGCCGCCGTCACCCACGGCGAAACACGATCTCCCGTGTCCGCGAACGGCCGCCCCACCGCCGCGCTGATGAGCCGGGGCATGGAGATTTTCACCATGAGGTTTTTTGTTCTGGCCGCGATGTTCGCGGCGTCCATCGTCGTCGCGATGCCGCCGAAGGCGCACGCCGGCAGTTGCACCACCACCTGCTACGGTTCGGGTAGTTACCGGACCTGCAACACTTTTTGCTACTGATCGGTTGGCCCGGCCGGGTGAGGGCCGGGCTTCTCCGCGTCACCATGAGGATTTTGTGATGGACGAAGAAACACGCGCGCATCTCGATCGCATGATGACGGAGATCAACAACGGCTTTGAGCGGGTGCTTAATCGGCTAAGCCACATCCGCGCCGATACGGACGACACGCGCGGACACCTGCTTTACGGGTTGAGCGAGAACCTCACGTTGAGCCAGCGCATCACGAAGCTCGAAAACGACAGGCGGAAGCCATGACCAGCACCGACCGCGTCAACGCCGATCTGCTGGCCGCGTGCAAGGCCGCTCGCCGGATCATCATCGCGGCTATCACCGCCAACGTTGTCAATTTGCCGGAGTTCGATCCAGCACAGCACTTTGTCATCGTCCAGATCGACGCCGCCATCGCGTCGGCCATGAAGCTGGAGACGGTGAGATGAGCGAGGATCTGGTGTTGGTTTTGCTGCGCGGCATTCGCGACGACATCTCCGCGATCCGCGGCGACGTGGTCGAGATCAAGGAGCGCCTCGGTCTATTGGAGGCCGGCTACGCGTCGGTATCGCGGCGGCTGGACCGCATGGGCGGCGATGTCGAGCGGATCAAGGTGCGCCTCGATTTGGTAGACGCGCCATGACCAGCACCGACCGCCGCCGCCTCGCCGCCATCCTCGGGATGAGGTCGCGAGGTGCCCAACCGTGACCAGGAAGAACAGGACCGGCGGATCGAACTCGCGGAGGCTCAGTTGACCAAGATAGCCTTCGACATGGAAGCCTGGAAGAAAGAGCAGGCCACACGAGAACGCGCGTTGACCCGGCAAACCCTGGCGATCATCGTCAGCGCCGCCGGAATGGTCGTTGGCGCCTTCGCCGCCGGCGCGGTGTGGGCCACCTACTTCGCGCACCTGCGATGACCGACGCTCAACGACTGCGCCTCGCGCGCCTGCTCGGGATGCACAAGGGATTTTGATATGCACATTCTGATCGACGCCCTCAACGGCCAGACGGCCGCCATCCTGGAGATGCTGCGACTGTTCGGTTGCGTCGCCATCCCGCTCTGCCTCATCTGGTTCGTGGAAATCTAGCGCCGCTGCCTCTGGTAGTCGCTCTCGGCGCCCGTCACGCCCGAGAGCCGCGACGCGTCGAGCAGCCCGGCGCCAAGGCGGTTGATGCGTGGCCCGGCGCCTGGGTTGAGGGCGCCCTCGGCCAGCCGCGCCGTCGTCTCAGGATTGCGGAGATAGTTGCCGATCATCCGGTTCGCGGTCAGGCCCGCCAGCGTCCCGGCGGCGACAGTGGGCTCATGATACAACGCCGCCGGCGCTCCGACCGCCAACCCGGTCACCAGCGCGCGATCCGCGGTGCCGCTATTCGGCGCCGGTCGCATCAACGTCCCGATCCTG